TCCTTCTCCTTCTGTGCAAGGCCTTTGTACTCTTCGCCGGTTTGCTTGGCATACTTTCCCCACCCTTCAAGGGCTGTGCCGTACTCTTCCATTCCTGGCACATGTTTGAGCATGCCGCCTAGGCTCTCGGCCATTGAGCCGAAAGCTGTAGAGATCATGGCAGACAAGGAATAGATGGCTTGGCTGTACTTCGAGAAGGCCATGGTCATGATCGTGAATTGCGCGTTTGTGTATGAAGCAAGCATCAAGATTGCCTGCCCAATCTGACCAAACGCATTAGCGATGGCAGGGCCATTCGCTGTAACCCAATCAGACAAGCCTTCCATGGCATCAACGATCATGGGCATGACACTGTTGATGATCGGCATAGCACTAGCGGCAATGCTATTCGTCATGTCCGTAAAGGCTGTGTTGATCTTGCCAAACGATGCGTTGAGCTCCTTGCCTGACTCAACGAAGCCTGCTCCGTAACGCTTATTCATCTGAGCTTCGAGCACTGCGAGCTCTTCCCTACCGAGCTCACTATCCTTTGCCATCTGCCGGATCTCGTCTGATGTCTTGCCGAGACCTTCTGCCAGCATCTGTGTTGCTGGCACTCCCTTCTTGCCAAGATTCTCAAGATCAGAAGTGCTGATCTCCATAGCATTGTGCATGTCCGTAAGGGAGCTCGTGATGCCCAACGCTTTGCCCACCATGGCACCAACAGCGATAGCGGCTCCTGCCGCTGCCGCTGCCACAGCGGCAATACCGATTGCCACAGGGCCGAGAGCTACGGCTCCCTCTACGCCAAACTCTAGGAGATTGTCTTGCACTCCTGCGATTGACGTACCACTCTCGATCATCTGTTGCTTGAAGGATGAGACGGCCTTACCAAACTCAGACTTGTTCCTTCTGATCTTGCTGTTGACTTGATCAAGGTTACGTGTAGCTCCACGGACGTTAGCGTCAACAGTGATCAACATCTTTCGATGCTTCTCGATCTCACTCATCTCAGACCGAGCTTGACCAAGCTGTGAACGAAGATCAGAAGTGTCAGCTTCCAAGATCACGCGATTACGTATTTGCTCTTGTAGGCTTTCGATCTCGGCCTGAGCTTTGGCTATGGCGTCAGTATCCATCTGGATCTCGTACTGACGATCAAGGGCTTCAAGCTCAGCCGTGACGCCGCGTGTCTCAGCCTCAGCCTTGACAAGATCATCAGTGGAGACATTGAGATCAAGATCAACAGGCTTCTCGACTACGGCCTTGACTTCTTCTACTTCTTCCTTGACTACTTTGATCTTGGCTTCAGCCTTGGTTGTGTCCACCGTGAGATCGGGAGGCTTGTACACAAAGCCTGTAGCAATGTCCTTCTGTAGCGCGTCAACCTTAGCTTCAGCTTTGCTCGTGTTGATCGACAGATTGGGAGGCTCGTATTGAAAGCCTGCAACCTTCTTCTGTAGTTGATCAACCTTAGCCTCAGCCTTGGCTGTGTCGATGTCTACTTCAGCAGGCTTCGTCAAAGCCTCAGATGTCTTATCCCACGCGGTTTTAACATCTTTGAAGCCTGCCGCTGCATCACCCGCATCAGCCCTGAGCTTGAAGACGAGCTCTGACTCAGCCATTACGCGGCCTGTCCAAGAGCCGCATCGATCAAGCTATTGATCAACTTCTTCCTGATCCCTTGCATACGCTCTGTGATCGTGGGCCACATCCAATAGCCCTTCTGACCGCGCCAGGGATTGAATTGCATAGTGGTATGCCGGGTGACTGTGTAGCTCGTGCCCTTTCGTGATCTTGTGTTGTAAGTCTTGATCTTGACTTGACCGCCAAACTCTGAGCCTGCTACCCATTCCACGCCACCGGCTGTGATCGTGAGACCATCAGCAAGCCTTGTGTAGTTGAGCCCTGACGCGGCACGGCTGTGCATACGGCCTAGGCCTGAAGCCCTGCCGTGCATCTCTCCGATCATGGAGCTATCACAGGCTTCTAGCAGAGCTTCTGTGACGATCCTACGGGCTGTGGCAGCATCACTGAGCTTGACGAGAGACCAGAGATCTTGCTCCACGTCAGACACATCAATCGTCACTCTGAGATTGCTCATAAGAGACCTAGCTCCCTCATCGTGGCATCATTCGTGAGATCGAGATTGACATCATGATCTTGCTCGAAGAGCAAACGAAAGGCTGTGTTGATCACTGCGTCTCCCTCGCTCTCCCACACTGAGATTGGTATGCCCGTACGGATCATCAAGATTACAAGGGATTCTCCGGTGCTCCCTGTTGGGTAGGGTTTGCCGTATCCACTTCACCCGCTTCGAGATTCTTGCTCTTGACTCCTGTATTCACCTTGTCAAAAGCGGCATAGTCTCCCTCGAAGAGACCATGCCGCCTTGACGCTACCCAAGCCAATTGAGTCATCTGGATATATGACATATCCGTTGCTAGCCAAGAGATCTCGAAGCTCTCTTCGTACTTTCGTACGTCTCTACCATCAGCGATCACTTCATACGTTTGATCTTGACCATCAAGATCATTCGTGACTGTGAGATTGATCTTCATGAGGTGCCTCCCATGTTAGTTGTGTACAAGGAAACTAGGCTGATGCCGTCTCAAGATCAGAAGATCTCTGATCTTCAGCCACAGGCTGTGACTCCTGCGGCACAGGCTGACCCTGAGTGACGTAGGGATTGCTCATGGCGATAGGAGCTCCAAGAGCATCGATGAGCGTAGGCCTTCCCACGTAGGGAAACACGAGCTCCATGGTCGCAAAGTTGCCAGGCTCTCCACCACCAATCTGATCCGGCAGAGAGATCGTGACGGAGCCTTCTAGACCACGGCCCACGGGAGCCTTGGCACTGTCCGTCTTGGGATAGAAGGTGGCATGGAAGACTTCTCCCTCATGCTCCCAGGCGAACCACAGAAGGGAATCATCACTCTCGACATCTTGCACGCCAGTGATCGAGAGAGAGTACGCGCGAGGATTAGCCTCAGAGAAGCTTCCCTCAGGGCATTGAGTGGTGATCGACGTGATGTCACCACCTTCAGACGTTACAGCGATCTCCGTTGCTGAGCACTCGTAATCCATCGTGATCAACGGAGTAGCCAAGCCATCATCAAGAGTGAGCTTGGCATAGCGAATAAATAGCGGCTTGGGGACCGGCATGATCAACTACCTTTCATGATCAACACGGGCACACGGTGTGCGCGTGAAGGGTCGAGATATCGTAAGCAGGATAAGAATGTCCGGCCACGGTCTGAAGAGTGGGAAGCACAGCGATCAACGGCACATCTTGATCCCACAGCACGCCCAAGATCACATCTGTTAGTTGATCATGCTCAATCTGTGAACCATCATCGTTGATGTTTCGGCCTAGCACATGCACAGGCACTCTGATCTCCACTCCAAGATCAGTGCCACGGAACGAAGCTCCTGGCCTGCCGACGATCACACATGGTTGCTCAGCAAGATCATCAGGGAGATAGAGCCTGATGGCTGTGCCCACAGGAGCATGATCAACTAACGTGTTGTACACGTAAGTCCTATGCCTAGTGAGAAAGTCTTCAGCCATCAGCCGATCCCGTAAACGTGGGCCGCGTTGATCTTCTGGCTCATGAGAGACACGATGTCAGGATCAGTGGAGATGATGCGTACCACTCCAAGATCATCCCATCCTGCCACTCCCTCAGGGCTTTGCCTTCTCTTGTAGAGACGTGACGCCATCAGCAAGATAGCTTCTTGCACTTCGTTGCTCGTGACTTGATCAGCCATGGCACGATCAGTGGCCCACGAAGTGCTTGTATCTAAGCACTCCTGAAGGATCTCATCATCCTTCGTGGTCATTGATCCGACACGAGCTCGAAGGGCATCGATGTTAGCGGTCGTCATGCTTGACCTTGATCATTTGGGGAGTCGCCGGCCGATCCTCATGATCATCAATGTCATGATCAAACTCTTCAAGATCAACAGGATCAGGAGCGCGCTTCAAGATCCTACCTTCACGATCCGTCACGCTCGTATCGTGATACGTCTCTCTGTATACAGAGAAGGGATCTGACATGATCATCTCCTAGTGTGTTGATCACGGTGGGAGCCGGGTCAGGGGCGATCTCCGACTCCCACTGTGGCATCATGATTGACTAACGGGAATCAGCCAATCTTGATCGTCCCGTTAGGTGCGGGACGATAGAAGCCCACGTAACCACTGTAGGAGACTTGCACTCCAAGCACAGAAGGCTCAACCACAGAAAGCTGGCCTACGGTCTGCTCGTATGCTTCAAGAGCAAGATCACCCGTGACATAGAGAGAGTCGTCAGTGATGCCAGGAGTGACCACGAGACGAAGCCCAACAGGGTTACCTGCAAAGGAAGTAGCGCTCATGCCGCCACCCGCTGCATTGCTAGGAGACAGGAACGGGAAGACTTGACGGCCTGCCGAATCGCTGAGAGCTCCAAGCTTGACCCAACCATTAGGTCCGGCAGCAAGAATGCTTGGCATTGTCCCTGTGGCACCATAGTAGGCCGCTGATGCCTGATAGATGGCTTCGATCACAACGTCTGAAGCGGCACCATCAGCCAAGGGCACAGTGCCCGTTGACTTCTGCATCTCAGTGACAAGGGCACGCTCTGTGGCGTACGAGTAACGAGCGGCAAGCTGATCAACGATGGTACCGAGAGATGCCACTCCCCAATCGAAGATTTGCCTTGCTACGTTGACGTATCCACCAAGGGTGGTGAGATCAACGTTGTCACTCGTGATCGAGAATTGCTGAGAGACAAGCTCATCCTTCTGCTGTGCCTGTGGTCCGACTCCATCAGCAAGATGATCATCGACCAAACGCGGCCTACGGAAAGAAGGTCCGCCAGGGATTGACTTTGCACCAAGAGCACTGAAGAGCGGCCTAGACGCATCGATCATCGAGACGAGCGGCCCTACAACGCTATTAGGGAAGATCCCTTCAAAGGCATCAGTAGTGACATGAGCGGCAGCACGATTGTACGTGTCAAGACGATTGCGAGCTTCAGCCTTAGTCTTGTGATCTTGGGAGATGTCAGCCATGACGAAATCCCACAGGTACTCAGCCGCAGAGCGATACTCCACAGCACTCGAAGAGCTCTGCACTCCGTTACGCAGAAGGGCAATCCGATCTTTGGCAGCATCACTCATCTCGGCATCTTTAGCCAAGACTTCAATCTGCTTCACAATGTCGGACTGACGAGCCTTAGTACGCTCGATGAGCTCAAGATCAGCACTCGTCAAGCTTCGCTTCTGCTCGATGGCGATATTCTCGATATTGTCCAAGCTCTTCTGTAGCTCTTCATTCTCAGTGTTGAGATTGAGAAGCATTTGGTTAGCCATGATCATCTTCTCTCGGATCGAATCTGATGATCATGAGCCATCCATCATGATCAACGATCTTCGAGAGGTGACGCAGTAGTGAGGTGATCACTCGATGAGTAACGGTGTCACGGTCGCGCGGTGTCTCAGGCTTTGCTTGTCTACCACGATCCTAGGGCATCTCGCCTAGTCACGTCCAGGCCATCACCACAACTAATCCGACCGCCGCGATGATCAAGGAGAGGACCGACACGAGTAAGGCGAACCACGCTCGTGCCGACGCGCGACGATAGGGCTCCAAGAGCGTGATCGATGTCTCGGGATCAACTACGAGCACAGGCCTATCATCCTTCACGGCCCTACGGAATTGATCATGGATATGCTCAGCTTCTTCCTGTGAGATTGGCCTTTCAACCCTGATTACAGTGAGTGGCGCGTGCATGAGCTCTTCAAGATCGTTCACCTAGTACGCTCCTTCACAAGATCACGGAGCCGCGCGTTTCGCTCCCTCTGCTCTGCGTTGTAAGTCTTCAGTGCAAGGAAAGCCTCATCAGTCTCGATGCTTGGCATCTCGCTCGTGTCGATCTCATCGACTCCAAGATCATCAGCAAGCTCTCTCTTGTGCTGAGTATCCTTCCCTCTCATGGCTAGGATCATCGCGTCAGGGTATGCTGCCGTTCCTTCAACCACGGCAGCAACATGATCAAGATGAGCTCTCACCCTGTGGAGGACATCTCCTACTCTCTTGCTATTCAACGGCAGGAAGCCCACGGAGAGCCCTTTGTAGCTTGCTGAGATGAGCTCTCGTGCCTTCATGGCGTCAGCTTCAAGCAAGCGAAACGAGCCATACAGACCATCATCACGCTCTTCAAGATCAGTGCCATAGCCAACCATGTTGGCATAATCGGCACTGTGAGAGATCCTGAAGATCACTCTCTGTGGAGCTTTGCACACTCGCTCAAAGGCACCATGATCGAAAGTCTCTCGGTAATGCCCTTCATGATCAGACAAAACCTCAGCCACTTGACCATACGGCACGCATCTTCCTTCTACCGTTCGGCCATCTCGCATCTCAAGGCCTTGTGGAAACGACCTCTCCAAGATCATCTTCTCACTCATCCTGGCTTCCCTTCATTGGTCTTCTCCACAGTCTCAACGGCTTGATCAGTGATTGGTTGCTGATCATGATCACTGAGTGCAACCCAACCTTCTTCGATGCGTACTTCTGCGGCTGTGATGATGCCGCTCCTGATCATGATCTCGTAAGCCTGAGCTCTGGCTAGCATCTGTGGCCTTGTGAGCTCGTCAGCATCGAACCTTAGATATGTCTCAGCGGGCAGGAGCCACAAGCTCAGCCCAAGAGCGATGTTGTGGGCAAAGGTTCGGAGATTGCTCCGCCAGAAGAAGTCCCATGTTCCTTCTACAGTGGAGTATGTGAGCCCATCAGCCATGGGCAGGCCTACGAGCCAGAGCGGCACTCCAAACGCGCTAGCAATCCTTTGCTCGTCAAATGTCCGATGATCAATCAGAGCAAGATCACGGCTCGTCATACTGAGTGGCGTGTAATGCAAGCCTTTCGTCAAGATCACAGGCTCGATGCCGTTGCTAGCGATCATCTGCCGCCATGAGCCCTTGAGTGCCTGAGCTTGCTCCTGAGTCAACGTGGATTCAGATTCAAGCACTGCGTTAGGCACTCCACCACGGCCTGACAAGCTCGATGCGTAGCCTGACATTGCTTCTGCTGAAGCGATGTTGCGCCATGATGCTTCGAGCGGCCCTATGCCATGGGGAGATCCTGCCCACGTCTGATATTTGAGATGTCGAAGATCTTCAGTCTCGATCCTCACTCCCTCGCCAGCTTTGCCAAGCCAATATGAGACTCTGCCGCTAGCTTCTGGCTCAACGTGTACAAGATCAGGATTCAACACTACGAATCGTGCTGGGTATCCATCTGCATACCATGCTGTAGCGGCAACGAAAGCCTCTCCACGCATGAGCATGCTGTTGATCATGGCCTTACAGAAGTCAACCCATGATGTGTAAACGAGTGGCTCAGGATTGACTTGCCAAGCTCTAGGCTTCTGTGGCCTTGAGTCCTTGGTGATCTTCGTTGGCATCGTGGCAAGCTGACGCGAGATCAAGTCAACACAAGCCCACACGGTAGAGATCCGTTTGGTCAGATTCGTATTGCCATGATGATCATCATCACGAGTGAAGTATGGAGTATCCCAATCGTCAGGGTAGCCAGGCCACGCTGAGCCATGAGGGAAACCTTGATCACCTTCTCTCGGCCCCCACACATGACCACCCGGCACAAAGTCTGATGGCCCAAGATGATCAATGGTCTGTGGCGCGCCACTAGCTCCCACGAAGCTCTTAGGCCCTTGCTGCCACGGCAGAGTTGATCTTGGTGCCCTAGTCGATCCTCCGAACAAAGCTGCCAAGCCCTGCACAGGCCTAGGCACAGGCCTACCAACCATGTAAACCGTGGCACTCCCTGAGCTCAGAGTGCCCGTAGGAGCTCCTGACGCGGCTCCTACGGGCACGGAGCCGCTTGTAGGTGTCCTAGGTCCCGACGATCTCTGCCAGAGCCTCCTACGGGCTCCTAGCGGCTGTGAGCTCACCATATCTGCGGCACTCCAATCTCTTCGTGATCATGAGCCCACAGGGCCGCAGTAGCGGCAATGAGCGATGATGGTGGGAAACGTACGGCCCTATCCCATACCCAAGAAGCTCCCACGGCTCTCTGAGTCGCGTTGATCATGTCTTGAGTGAGAGATGATGGTGGAGTGCATATCATGATCAGCTTCTCTTTGGTCTGCTGAGTGAAGCTTGCACAGGCCTTTGTCCACTCACCAAAGGCAATCATCTTCGTGATCACGTCACCCTGTGCCGTAGCTCGATCATAGAGATCTCTGCCAGGGCTCTTTGCATCATAGGCAATCGGCGCGCCAGGGTACTTCAGAGCAAGATCATGCATAAACTCTGGCAACCACTCCACGCCAACATCTCTTCTGATAACCGTTATGTAGTTGGGTCCTAGCTCACTCTCTCTCCAACACGCCGCTACCGTAGCGCTTTCTCTCGTCACTCCAAGCTGAGTGATCTCTACGCCAAAAGCTAGGCCACAAGCTATGTGATCACTTGGTGCTGATCTTGGTGATGTGGTTACGTCTTCAAGATCTTCAGGGTCGAAGACACGATCAATGATCACGTCAGCCCATTGCCCTAGATGCTCTCTCCTGAAGTCTTGTGGCCTCATCGTGAGACACTGACGGCCTAGTTCCTCATGCCGTAGAAAGAAACCGAGACTAGGGTTAGCTTCTGCATGAGTGGCGGGATCACTTACTTCATGATCAAGCTCAGCGAACCAATCCCATCCCGTTAGATATGGGTCTGATCTTGAGTGGAGCCGCTTACGTAGCGCGATGAGCTCAGTGCTCAACATCGATCCTGCTGATGATGCCCATATGGTCTGAGGATTCGGCCTAGCGGCCTGTGATGGCATCACTGACGCTACGATCTCTGGTCCTACGGAGAAAGCCTCATCGAAGACCACAAGATCAGGATGAAGACCACGGCCTGCATTGGCTGTACGGCTGATCATGGTGATCGTGTTGCCGTTGTCGAAGATGATCTTTCGCTCTGCGGCACTGTTTCTCGTCTTGAAGATTCGCTTCTTCAACAGTGGTGAGGCTTCGAGCGTGTCAAGCATCGCTAGCCAGAAGTCAAGGCTCGTACGGTAGTCATGGGCTGAGTACATGATCGTCTTGTCATTGAGCACGAGAGCTCCCATGATCATTCTGATCATGAGCACTAAGCTCTTGCCATTCTGACGCGGCACGAGCAACAGGGCTTCTCGTGCGGCCCATCGTGAGAGATCGTCTTCCTTACGTGCAAGGAGATGACGCAACACTTCACGTTGCCACGGTAGGAGCTCGATGCCGCATATCTCGGCAAGCCTGAGCCCTGCATCATCGATCACGCCAGGCTGTATGTGTGAGATCTTCGCTACTTGTCTTCCCTGTGGAAGATCATCAGTCATGATGCGCCACGGCTCTTACGAAGAATGTCTAGCTCATCTTCAATCAAGATCTCTTCTGCCTGCTCCTGTGCTTTGATCATGCTCCTATGAGCATGCTCAGCGGCCCTGAGATCCCTTGTGAGCATGCCGATTGTGCGTGCCAGCATGCTACGCATCTCGGCTGACTGAGCTCTCTCGAAGTCAAGTGAGATCTCTTCTAGTGCCATCCTGAGCACTGCGACATGATCATTATCTGCTGCACTCTCGATCATTCCCATGATCACAACCACCCTGTTGCCTTCTCGACGGCAACTAGTGGCCTAGTGCCTCTGCCGCTATTGCATGAGATATGGGCAGGCCGTAGATTCTCAAGATCAAACATGAGATCAGGCCTTACTGATCGTGGGATCAGATGATCAACACTCGTAGCTCCTGGCCTGCCGCATAGGTGACAGACGTTGCCGTATCGTTGGAAGACTAATGCCTTGGTTTTTCTCTGAGCATCGCCTGTCCATTTGGTAGGCCTATTGAAATGCACGTTAATCATCAGCCGGCCGACCTCTCAAACAATGCGGATGATCTTGGAGATGATGATCAACATCATGATCACGATGATCTTGGAAAGAATGAGATTGATCTTGAGCTAATGCATAGTTATGAGCCAGATTATGAGCGTTTCTCAGATGATCATGATGATCCGAGCGGATCGCGCGCGTCA